CGAATCTTCTTTAATTGACTTGGATAGAGTGTCCCATATTATCACAGAAGTATGGTGGGATAAAAACATCTTAATGGGTAAACTTAAATTGTTAACATCACCAGGATTTCATGAAAGAGGTATTGTTTCAACTAAAGGAGACCAAGCGGCGAATTTGATGAGACAAGGTGTTACAATGGGAGTTTCGTCAAGAGGTGTTGGTTCCTTAAAGAAGGTTGGAGAAAGAAATGAAGTTCAAGATGATTTTGAATTAATTTGTTTTGACTTAGTTTCTTCACCATCTACACCAGGTGCTTATCTCTTTTCGGATGTAAATGAAAGAGATAACTATGAAGAAAATCTTGAAGAAGAAAAGAAAATACAACAACCTGAAAAGAATTTGGACAAGTCTATTGATTTGATGAAAAAACTTACCGATTTTTTAGGAAAATAAAAAATTAAATTATGGACGAAAAGTATTTTGTTGCAAAAATTACCTATGACCTTCCTGATGAAAACTCTGGAAAAATTAAAAAAATCAGAGAAGAAAAATTAGTCAAAGGTTTTTCAGTAACTGATGTTGAAGCAAAGGTTACAAAAAAATATGAAGGGTTCTCTCACGATTGGAGAATAACCTCAGTTTCAGAGAGTAAAATCGATGAAGTAATCGATTAAAAATTCAAAGTGGTCTTAACGACCACTTTTTTATTTTATGAAACTATTTATAATAAAATAAATAAAAAATGATTTTTATTATAAATTACAAAGACCAAAGTTCTACCTTATTGAGTGCAACTACATGGTCAGATGCAATTGCTTACGCTGAAGGAACGGGAAAAGCAATTGGTTCTATTAATGAACCTTATAGCCCGATATTGATTTTAAATTCTCCCCTCTCTGACAATTTTTATCAATTAACACTTAAAAACAAAACAACAGGTTTGGGCTCCCTATATTTTCTTTTTGAAGAAAACTTTCAATCTTTGAATTCTTGGATTGAACTTCAAACAAATTCAGAGGTAACAAATATATCCTATCTACAAAGAAATTACGTTTCAATATAGGGAAATAATACTTTTTTCCTATTTGACACTATTTATATGTTAAATTAAACAATTTTTCTATGCAAGAAAATAAAGATGTAGTACAAGAGGCACTCATTCGAATGAAACAAGTCGAAGATGTAATTGCCGAGAATGCAAAAGGAATACTTGCTTCAACTATGAAGGAAGAAATCAATCAATTAGTAAAAGAATCTCTATCTGAACAAGATGAAGACGAGGTTGAATTAGATGTAGACATGGACGATGACGCTGAAGAAGTGGATATGGACATGGATACTGATAACGAAGACGAAGTCGAAATGGATATGGACTTAGATTTAACTGACATGGATTCAGAATCTCCTATTGATTTAACAAACGCTTCTGATGAAGAAATTCTTAAAGTTTTCAAAGCTATGGGTGAAGAAGACGGTATCATTGTAAAGAAGGATGGCGAAGACATTCACCTTACAGATAACAATTCTGACAACGAATACTTAGTAAAACTTGGAGAATCGACTGAAGAAATGGATGAAGAAGATGACATGGACGATGAAGAAATGGAAATGGACGAATCATCATATGGTGGTAACAAAGGCGACATTTCTAAATCTCGTAAAGACTACATGGAAGAAGATGAAGATGTAGATGCAGTTATTGAGAAGTTATTCTCATCTGATTCAGACAACAGCGAAGAAATGGATTTCGACGTTGAAGATGATGAAGAGGTTATGTATGAAATCGAGTTTGACGAACAAGACGATGACGACATGGACGACGTGGAAATGGATTCTGATGAAATTGAAATGGACGAAGAGGAAATGGAAATGGATGAAGAAGAAATGGAAATGGACGAGCAAAATTGGGAAGAAAGCTTAGATGAAGCTTACAGTCACAAGAAAGCTCCTGGTGTTAAAGGTAGTGGACCTAAATTCTCTTACGATAAATCTGCTAAAGGTGGATTTAAAGAAGATAAGAAAGAAGGACCTAAATCAGTTGGCACAGGTAAGGCTAAGTTCGAATATAAGAAAGGCGCGAACATGGAAGGAAAGTCTAAAGTCGTTAAAGCAGAAACTAAAGAAGGTAAATTCGGAGGCAACAAAGGAGACGATTCTCGTTCTAAAAGAGACTACGAACAAAAGTTTGGTGGTAACAAAGGTGATAAGTCTAAAACTCATAGTGGAAAAGATTATGAAAAGGCTGAAACTAAAGAAGCTGCAAGAACTTATGGAATGGGTTCTAAAGAAGGAAGAGGTCTTAGAAAGGGCATTACTAACAACAGAAACTATGTTTATGGTAAAGGTGGTGTCAAAGTTGAATCTCTTGAATCAGAAGTTAGTATGTTGAGAGAAAAGAACGAAGAGTATAGAAAAGCATTAAATGTATTTAGAGAAAAATTAACTGAAGTTGCAATCTTCAACTCTAATTTAGCATACGCAACTAGACTTTTCACTGAACATTCAACAACTAAGAAAGAAAAAATAAATATCCTGAGAAGATTTGACGGAGTAGAAACTCTTAAAGAATCAAAAAATCTTTATAAGTCTATCAAAGACGAATTAGGTCAGGTTGATTCAAAATCAATTAATGAATCAGTTGGAAATAAAATAAATAATACAGTTTCAACAGGTTCATCAACAACATTGATTGAATCAAAAACTTATGAAAATCCACAATTCTTAAGAATGAAGGATTTAATGACAAAAATTAAATAAACAAAATAAAACAAAACAAATATTTTAAAATGGGAGCATTATTAGAATCAGGTCTTGTAGGTAACATCGGTCTTAAGCACCTTAAAGTTATCAAAGAAGACACAATCGGAAAATGGGACAAATTAGGATTCTTAGAGGGTCTTAAAGGTCACATGAGAGAGAACGTAGCTCAACTTTACGAAAACCAAGCGTCATACCTTATCAACGAAGCTTCAACAACTTCAGATACAGGTGCTTTCGAAACTGTGGTTTTCCCTATCGTTAGAAGAGTTTTCTCTAAATTATTAGCAAACGATATCGTATCAGTACAAGCTATGAACTTACCAATCGGTAAATTGTTCTACTTCGTACCTAACATCCAAAACTACGAAGTAGGCGGTGACCCTGCTTCAAATTTTGGAGAACACTACGCACCTTATGGGGCACCAAATGGTCCAGATTCACCAAACAGTGGTTATAACTATAACACAGGTAGAACATTGTATGACAAGTTTTACGAGGGTGAAGAACCAGCATTAGACCCACCAGGTTTATATGACTATTCTAAAGGAACGTTTTCTGCTGTTACAGGTTCTGCAGTAACCGCGGCTTGGAATAACGTTACGTTAAACCTTGACCCAGCTGCTTATGCAACTGATGACTACAGAAAAGTATTAATTATCATGTCAGGTTTCGCATCTGACGGAGCTGGTAAATTAATTGGTCCTGATGGTAACCCAATCGACAACGAATCATTCTTGTCTGATTTGACTATCTACCCTACAGTTGCAACATCTGCAAACCTTGTTGGTAACCCAACTGGTCCATTGTTATTCAGAGTAGTAACTCAAAGATATGGTAAAGGTATCGTTCAATACGGTAACAACAATGCAACTGCACTTTTCCCTACTTCGAAAACAGGTGGTGGTCAATATGACAACATTTGTGACGTTGATGGTCAAATTTATCTTGAAGTAGACCTTCAGGTTCCTGCATGTATTTCTTGCGGTGGTTCAATCGACGGTTATACAGGTTCAACTTTCTCTTCAACAACAGCTATAAACAATGCGTTTATCCCTGTTTACAGAATTTACAAGAACTTGGAATTCGAAGATAGAATTGGTGAAGTATCTTTCGATTTACAATCAGTAACAGTTTCTGTAACTGAAAGAAAATTAAGAGCACAATGGTCTCCAGAAATGGCACAAGACGTTGCGGCATTCCACAACATCGATGCTGAAGCTGAATTAACAGCTTTATTGTCTGAGCAAGTTGCGGCTGAAATCGATAGAGAAATCTTAAGAGACCTTAGAAAAGGTGCAGCATGGAACTTAAGATGGGATTACAACGGTTGGAAGAGATTAGGTACTAACGCAGTTCCTTACACTCAAAAAGACTGGAACCAAACGCTTATCACAGCAATCAACCAAGTTTCTGCTCAAATCCATAAGTCTACTTTAAGAGGTGGTGCTAACTGGATTGTTGTTTCTTCTGAAATCAGTGCAATTTTTGATGATTTGGAATATTTCCACGTATCAAACGCAGCTCCTGAACAAGACCAATACAACATGGGTATTGAAAGAGTTGGTACTTTAGCTGGTAGATATCAAGTGTATAGAGACCCTTATTTCCCACCAAACCAAGTGTTATTGGGACACAAAGGAACGTCTTTACTTGACACAGGTTACATCTACGCACCATACGTTCCATTACAACTTACACCTACAATGTACAATCCGTTCAACTTCACTCCAATCAAAGGTATCATGACTAGATACGCTAAGAAGATGGTGAACAACAGATTCTACGGTAGAATCACAGTTGATGGCGTAAGAACATTCGACTTAAAAGAATTGAGATAATCTATTCTTTGACGATACAAAAAAGGTCCCTTATGGGGACCTTTTTTTATTTAGATAATCGACTTTCGTTCAAAACACGTAATGACTTAGAGATTATTTCAGACTCTTCTAAAGTGAATAAATTTTTATAATAACACATATTAATCGCTAGTCCAATCATATAAACTGATTGTTCTTCATTAAGACTGTCAATAAGATTTGATATGTCTGCAGGAGAGAAGTAAGAAATTGTTTCAAATAATTCTCCAATTGGTTGTTTTTTGTCTTCCATAATGAAATTTGTTGATATTTATACAAAGGTAATCAT